GTTCCCAACGGCCGCGGTCGGGTTCATGCGGATTGAGCGCAAACCTGACCGCACGGTCGTGGTCGAGAAAGACGCCGTGCCAGCGATCGACACCATGTGCGACCCGAGGTCCCCAAACGCCCCGCACTCGGCCCCGCAGCACAAGATCGGGACGGCCACGGTCTAGAAGGCTCCTGTGAGCACCGGAGAGATCGGCGTCTGCCAATCATCGATGAGCGCAACCCAGGCCGTCCAGTCAACGCAATACAGCGTGCCGGTCACATCCACAAAGCCGTTGCGGAAGTAGACCTTGGCCTGTCCCGTCCGCTTGTCGATGGACGGCGTCGCGCTCGTAAAGGCAAACGGCGCGGAGCATTGCCAGACGAGGATGCGGTTGGACTGGCCCTTGTACGTGTCGGATTGGAACGTGATGCTGTTCTGGCCAGCGATCCCAGCCGCGGGGTCTTCGACGATGACTTCCACGACCGACAGCGATGCGGTCACGGCCAGCGTCGGGCTGGCAAAGCTGAGCAGGAGCGCCGCGACGAGCGCGGCGGCGAGTAGACGGTGCATGATTCCTTTCACTCCCAGTGGACCTGCGTCAGGCGCAGCGGGACCGATGCCAGCGAGGCGTTGGACAGCACGTCGATGTTGCCGTTCGCGCCACCCGCCGTTATCAACGCGATCGCCTCGTCGGGATTGGTCGCGACCCACTGCCAGGTGCCGCGCGAGTTGAGCGACAGGTAGAGCGCGGGGTTCGTGTTCGGGGTGCCCTTGGTCGGCCCCGTGAACGGCGTCGTGATCGCGGCCTGGTTGCCCGGGTCCTGCCTCTCGGGGACGAACGCCGTGCCCACGGTCGAGGCCACCGACATGCGCCGGATGTCGAGGAAGACTTGGGCATCCTGCGCCGCGCCCGAAGCCCCGATCGAGACCCGGGTGAGGTTGCATGGCCGCGGCGAGATGGTCAGATAACGGAAGGCGTCGGATTCGGTATTGGCCGAGCCGTTCGTGGTGTGAAGATAGGCCGAGGTGTAGTAGAACACTGGTTGCTCCCTTTTGTTGAAATGGGATTAGAGGGCGAGGCGGGGGAGCGTCAGCTCACCCTTGGTGTCGGCACAATCGCAGCCGCACGCGCTGAAGCGATCGCACAGGTAGATGACGCCGGGCATGTCCGCGGACACGAACGCGCCCGGATGGTGACAGCTGATGCAGTAGATCCGGACATTGCGCCGGTCCGCCGTCATCTCGACGACGGGACGCTTGCCGGTGACCGGGACGGCGACACCCTTGACCCGGGCGTCCTCGACGGTCTCGATAAACGGGATGCGGGCATGGACGTCGCTCACTTCCGACGTGCCTTCGGAATGACCGCCCGTTCGGCCTCCGGTTCGGCCGTGGCCCATTCCACGAGTTCGACGCCGGCGCGGACCAGTTCCGCCTCGACGGCCGACACTCGGTCGCCGAGCCCGCGGGCAACGTAGCCGTCGCGCTCGCGGAGCAGCGCGGCGATGTAGGCATCGTTGGACCGGCCGGCCCCATCCTCGACAGGGCCACCGGTCAGGGAGCCGGCCATCAGGTAGCCGCGCACCAGACCTGGTTGACCACGGTCGTCGGGGTCGCAATCGTGGCCGGGGCCGTCGTCGTCAGGGCCGAGCCCGATGTCTGGGCGAGGATCTTGGAAGACAGCAACGCGCCATTGACGGCAGCGCGAGCGGCGACCTTGGAAATGATCGAGGGGACGGTCGTCGCCTTGACCATGATCGCGGCGTAGTAGATACCGGTGGCCGTGATGAGTTGTGCGGTGGACAGAGCGAGCGTCTTGATCGCGTCGGCAGCCCAGGCCGCGGTGAGCTGGTCAGCCGTCTGCGCGAGCAGAGCCGGGGTGGCCGCGTTGTCATAGAGCGCGAACCACCAGTTGGTCGGCGTGACGGCCGCAGTGGCGCCCGACAGGAACGACAGACTGGCCACCGTCTGCCCCGTTTCGAGGAACAGGGCGACCGACGTCATCACCTGGGTCGTGAGCGCCGCCGCTACATCCGTTGAGGGGGAGAGGCTGCGGTCGAAGCTCTCCACGTACAGGCCGGACGGCTGGCCCTGGAGGTAGAACGCCGCGCTGTTGGTGGAGCCGTGTCGGCCAGCCATGAGGTGGTCCCTTTCAGAGCATTGGGTAACGGCGACTTAGGTGCCGCCAGTCCTGCCTGATGCCCACGGCAAGGGGGAGGGGGACTAGAACGTTGGAGAAATGAGGCCCGTTCCGCCGATCGTCGACGTCGACGCGGGGAAGCGACCGGCGAAGAAGTTGGCGTAGGCGAAGAGCTGCAATCGGACCGTCAAGGTGTTGTTGAGCGTCTGCTCATGGACCCGTGTGCGGATCGGCGACTCCATGAGGATGCAGTCGTCGCCCCGGAAGACGACCACCTGATCCTCGTTGGTGCCGGCGCCCAGCACCAGCGAATGCGAGCCGGTCACGACGACCGGGACACCTTGGATGCTGCCGACGATGCCCTGCGCGGCCACGCCACCGAAGGCGGCGACGGAGTTCGCCGGAGCGATCGGGTTGACCAATGGCCGGTTGGTGGTATCGAGCGCGGCGAGGAACCACGCCCAGCGGCGGGGCGCCATCGAGATCAACTGGGCCGGCGCGAAGCGAGCCGCGTGGATCTGCTGGATGGCGTCGGCGAACTTCGGATAGGCCTCGCCCACCGTAGGCGAGGCATCCGTGTAAGTCACGGCGTTGATGCCCGCCACCGCGTTCAGCCCGAGCAGCTCGTTGGTGCCCGAGCCGCGCAGAATCTGGCGATCCAACTCGGCCTCATAGGCACCGCGGAGGTCGGCGAAGATGATCTGGTCGGCGGCGAACGGAGACAGGTCGAGCGACTGCTGCGACACGTCCTGCTGCCCGGCGATCGTGACCGTGGTCCGGGTGAGCTGCGCGGTAATCAGGTCCGTTTCGCTGACGGCCGCGTTCTCGCCGGCTTGCCCGGCGACAGATGAGCCGGTCGTGATCCGGGGGATGGTGATGGAGTTGGTGGTCGGGAAGCCGCCGGGCCGCATGAACGGGGCGAGCACCCGACCGACGCGCGCCCGCTCGGCAAGCTCGTCGACCAACCAGACGGGTGGGATGAACGAGCCCATCGAGGTGGCGCCCGTGGTGCCGTCTCGGCGCTCGCGCTCCTCGCCCTCGGCGTTGTTGCGCTGAAGCCGCTCGGCCGCTCCGCTGTCGCCTTGGCGGGCGGCCAGGATGTCGCGGAAGAACGAGATCCCGGTACCGGGCCGGTAGACGGCCTCGTTGCCGGTGACTTCAACCTGCGTCGTGACACTGGCGAACCGTGCGCGCTGCTCGGCGGCCCGCTGGGAACGCTGTTCGAGCGCCTCGATCTCGGTGATCTGGAGGTCGCGCGTTTCGGCGTCGGCCTTGTGGGCTTTTACTTGGTCGAGTTCCTCGTCGGTCATGTCGCGGGTTTCAGCCGCGACCTTATCGACGATGGCGGTGCCGGCGGCGAGCGCGGCGTCGCGCTTCTCCGTCAGCGTGGACAGATACGTGCTCATGGTTCACTCCATGCGGAATGGCCTACCTCGCGGCGGGCATTCGATTGGGATGGGGTGACCCGGCGAAGGTGGTGGTTCGGGTGGTGGCCCTGCGGCTCCCGGCCGAACTCCCGGCTTGGGGGTCTAGCGCGCGAGGATCTGACGAGCCTCGTCGAGCTTCGTGGTGGTAATGCTCCGTCGTTCGGGACGGATGACCGCGAGGAGACGGTCAAGCAGCGCCAGTTGGGCTTCGTCGAGCTGGCGGCGTTCGCGCATGGCGGACGGCAGCAGATCGATCAGCGTTTCGATGTCATCAGGGTCAGCCGATACATCGTCCGCAAGCGCCCTGATCTCGGCCGAAGTCGAGGAGTACGCGGGCGTCTTGCCAGTTAGGACCGTGACGTGGAAGAGCTTGACGTCGGTCAACCGCCGACTCCGACCATCTTGTGACCACGCCACGCCACCCTTGCGGGGCGCGAACTCGAACGACATGCCCGGGAGTTCGCCGGCGGCATGCAGCTCGCGGAGATCACGGACGTACGTGGTGTCCGGGAGGTCAGAGTCAGTCAACAGTCCTCGGCTATCGGCGGCCAGTCGAAGATGCGCCGAGGTCGTGGACGACAAGAGCTTCTCTTCGTTGTGATCGACGACAAACGTCTTGCGGGCAGGGTCACCGAGCGCTCGGCGAAAGGTTCCGGGGTCGATCGTCTCGATGATGCCGGCCTTGCCGAGCGGTTCTGAGTCCACATCGAACAGGGCGGCGTAACCGGTGAACTGGTGGCCCTTGTCGGTCGACCGAAACTCAGTCTCGGCGAACCATTGGGCAGCGTGCTGGCGATCCGTCATACGAGTCTCCCCATCGCGGGCGGGTTGTTGTTGGGGGTTTCGAGGTAGCCCGGCATCTCGGGATCGGGTGCCCAGTCCTCGAAGGCGCGGACCTCGGCCGGTCGGAGCACCTTGTTCTGGAGGTAGAACTGGTAGCCCTCGGCGCGGCTCTTGAAATCGGCGCGTTGCAGGCCGTCGAGGTGGAGCCGGAGGAACGATGCACGGCCGGGGATCAGGCGGTTGTACGCCTTCTCGATCCGGATGATCCGCGGCGTGATGCTGTACTTGGCGAAATCGGTGCCCTGTGCCTCAACGCTGGCGTACGCCATTGCGCCGGGATCGACGACGCCGATCAGGTAGGGCGGCACGCGCCACAGGCCGGCCGCCTCGAGCTTCGCCATCTTGTGCAGCTCGACGAGCTGCATGTCCGCGAGGTTGAGCTGAGGGACCTCCCACTTGGCGCCGTTGGCGAAGATACCCGGCTTGCCGGCATTCGAGGCGCCCCCGTACTGCTCAGCGAGCTCGGCCTTCAACTGATCGATGACATCGGTTGCAGCCGGCCCGGGCAGGAGCATCTGGCCGGACAGGAAGATGCCATTGGAGAAGACCCGCTCACTGAAACGCTCGGCCGCCCGCTTCATCGCGAACGTGGTGCCGGCCTCCTCGACCGGCGACATGCCACGCAACGCCCCGGGCCGCCGGTTGCGAACGATGTGAACGAGCTGATCCGGTCCTACGATCTCGCGGCCATTGTCGAGGCCGATCTCGTAGTGGCCGCGCGTCCGGATCGTCACGCGGGTCGGGTTGACCACGAACAGCTCATCCGGCTCGTAGACATTCGGCAGAACCAGGGTGAACGAGTTGCCGTCAAGCTCCTGGCTCCAGACGAGCTGGCTGAGGTGATCCTCCCATGTCGCATTGGGATCGCTAGCAATCGGGGTGGTCAGCCACTCGGGGGGCTCCACCTCGACCCGTGCGCCGCCATCACGGACGTACGTTGCGGCGGGGAGGGTGGAGATCGTGTCGCTCAGCAGCGATACACAGGCATGGATGGCGAGGATGCGGACCGCCTGGTCCTGCGTGACCCCATTGCCCCCGGCCCAGGACTGCGAGGCAAGGCTCGGCACGCCCTGCTCATAGAACTGGTCCCGCCGCTCCCGGCCGGTTCCGAGGATGGCGCGGAGCAGGCTCACTGACGCGCCTCACGGGCTTCGTACAGCAAACCGAGCCCCACCACGGCCAACCCGAGACGAAGATCGATCAGGAAGGCACCGGCCGAGATGAGGATGTAGCCGACCGCCTCGACGGCCAGCGGGAGGTAGCGGGCCATGCGGTCCTCACTTGATCGAGACGAAGTACGGGCCGGTTGGCGGCTCGCTCGCCCGCGCTCGTGCCCGGTCGTGGGCTCCGACCGCACAGACGGCCAGGTCGATCTTTCGCTGCGACGACTTGGCTTCCTTGACGATCCGCGAGCCGTAACGATCTTCCTTGAGCGTGGCGTTAGCGACGTGACTGGCGAGCCGTGGATCGCCGTCGTGAGTCACCCGCTTCTCCATGACCGCGGCGTAGAACTCGGAACAGGCGGGGACCATCCGGGCGAGTGAGTTGGTCGGCCACGCCAGGATCGGGAAGCCCTCGGCCTCAAGCCGCTGGAACAGGTCAGGGAAGCGCGCCGAGTCGAAGGCCAGCTCGCGGCAACCCGGCATCGCCAGGACCTGACGCAGACGTTTCTCGACGGCCGCCATATCGATGTGCCCGAGCTCGGGGTCCGGCAGCCAGTGGCCTAGCACCGATAGGTGAGGGTCGTCGACCGTCTCGGCCACGAGCCCAGTCGAGTCCTGCGACCATGATCCATCGGCGAATGCCACGAACGGAACGGCCGGGTCGAACACCCGCGCCGGGTTCGCGATCCCGCCCCACGCTCCGTGCGGGAGCCAGGCCGAGTGCGTCGTGGTCCACTGGTTCAGGTGGTAGCGGCGAAAGCTCGATTCGGGCGTCACGGTGACGTCCGACTCCACCGCGAACAGCGGTAGGAAGTCGCCGAGCGCCGGGTTGGCTTGTCGCCAGGCGACCGGATCGCGCCAGTCGCAGTCGGGGTTGGCCGGCTCCGACCATGAGAAGTAAAACTCGCCCGCCTTGCCGCGTTCGTACAGGTCCCACGCGAGGGTCGTCCGGTCGAAGCCCGCCGTGGTAATGCCGACGATCATCGCGCCGGGGCGCACCATCCCGAGCACCATCGCGTCCCACAGGTCACGGTTCGGCTGGACATGGACCTCATCGAAGATCACGAACGTCGGGTTGAGCCCCTGCTGCAACTCAGCGTCGGCCGACAGCACCCGGTAGATCGAGTCGCTTGGTCCCTCGATGTGCCACCGCTGGATGCGCAGCAGTGCCGACAGCTCGGGATCCGCTCGAACCATCCGCTTGGCTTCGTCGAATACGATTGACGCCTGCTTGCGGTCGCCGGCACACGAGTAGACGTGCGAGGCCGGGCCGAGACAGACGAGGGCGTAGATCGCAAGCGCCGCGCCGAGCGTCGACTTGCCGTTCTTCCGCGGCAGTCCGACATAGCCGTAGCGGTGGCGAGGCGTGCCGGCCTTGTCGAATAGCCCGTGGAGAATCTCGTGCTGGAACGGGCGGAGGACGATCAGCTTGCCGCGGTCAGGTCCCAGCGTGTTCCGACACAGGTCCTGG